ATTACACTACGGGTGATTGTGCTGATGTTTATTCCACCATCAGTAACCTGTTGGATATCCTTACAGATACTTTAGAGCAAGCAGACCTTAGCACTCCTGTAGATCACCTTGCAACCATCACTAAGGTTCAACCTGCAAGAGAATATCAGGGTGGAACGGTCGATGCATTTGATGAATTAGAATTGATTATCTCAAATAATGATACCGCAACCAATATTCTCTACACTCATCGTCTTGATGCATCTTCACAGGATAGATTCCGTGATGCTGCAAATTTAATCCGTTCAAATAATTCAGTAATTGTTGATAAGGCAGCATATGATATGTTGCAGAGGTATCCCGATTTGGCAACTGATATGCCAAGAAATGTTGGTGGAGGTACTTCTGGTACTTTAAGATGTAAAACTGATATGTCATTGATTGTTAATGCCATTGCAAAGGATATTGAATTTGGTGGCAATAAAAATACAGTGAGAGCTGCAAAGTTCTATGTTGATAATAAAAATGAACTTCAGTATATCAGACTTCAAGTCTGGCAATCTGTTTTTGCCCACGATAGACTTGCAGTTTATATGAAACAAGCAATCACTGGTGATTTGACGTATGATAATACTGATAATGTTATTACTGGTGATTGGGGCATTACTAATGATGCTGGTGGTTGTGCAAATGTTAAATCTGCAATTGATGCTCTAATTACAACTATTAATGACATCATTGCTCCAACCAATGAAGATTTCAATATTGGTGGAGATAGACTATATTTTAATAGAGAGTATATTGCCGAAGAAATCGCTGGAAGAAATGATTCAACTGCTCGTGGATTGCTCGGAGAAGAACTTAGATATAATATTTCTAATGGCAGTTTTAGTGCATTGTCTTATGTTCGTAATGATTATAAGCAGTATCTGGAAGATTTTATAATTGCATCTATTTCCGATCTTCAAACAGGTGGTAATAATAGTGTTATTACTCAGATGGAGAAATTCTTAAATTCTAATGTTAGAATTACCACTGTTGATGATGAACTATATGCATTCTTCCATGCACATGAATCACTGAAAACACTTGGTGAAAAGGCAATTAAGAATCTTTTATACGATGCTGGCGCTAGTGTTAGTGGTAATCAATATGCGGCTCAACATACTAATGACTCTGCGTATAGAGATTCTGAGTCTCCTAGTGATATTGACGAGGTTTGGTATAGATTCAGAGATCTTGTTGATTTTGGTCTTGCTACATTATTCCCAGGTGACACTGAAGCAAAGAGCGCAGTCAAAAATATTGTTTACAATAAAAACTATTATAAACAAGAAATTGCTTCTCTCGTTAATGAACAGTTTGGAACTGATTCTTGGGTCTATGATTCATTTATTGATGAAACGATTAATAATATTCAATATGATTATTTAACTTCCAATACAGTTGATACGCAAACTGCATATACTCTAACCTTTAGTGTGTTCTCTGGAACATTTGTTGTTGGTGAAACTGTAACCAGTGGTGGTACTACAGCAAAAGTGTTATACACTTCTGGATCTTACATGGTAATTGGTTATCTTTCTGGAACTATATTTGCTGCTGGAAATAGTTTAACAGCACCTTCTGGTGCTACAGCAACAATTGCAACTGGTGGTGTTACAGCAGCACATGAATACTACAATAATTTTAGTAATGTGAAAACTATTGAGTCTGCCAGAGCGTTGACTTCGTTAATTGAGGGATCTGTAGATAATACAAATCTCTGGACTCTTCCCGAGCAGTTTGATCAAAATTGGACAGCAACTTTAAGTAGTGTTATTGCTAATAATGCATCATCTCCTGATAATACACAAACTGCTGAAAAAATTAACACTACAGCAACTAATGGAGAACACTTTATTACAAGAAGTTATACAATAACATCCTTTGATACTTTTGATTCTACTGGTATTACATTTGACGATACAACAGAGACGTTTGATACTGGTTCTGCACAATCGACACAGACATTCACCACTTCTATGTTTGTTAAGAAGGGCGAATATGATAGAGTTCGATTTACCGTAAGTTTGGGGAATGGTACTGAAAATGCTCAATTTAGTGCAAATTTAACCGATGGAACAATCGGCACTCTATTCTCTACTAGTGGTATTAATGTAACTTCTCGTGGAATGACTCCTATTGGAGCAGGTTGGTTTAGAATTTATGCAACAGCAACATTTGGATTTGGATTTACATCATTCAACACCAAACTCAGTATTCTTAGTGCTAACGGAGTTTTAGATCATCTAGGTGTGGCAAACAATGGCATTTATGTTTGGGGCGCTAAACTAACAAACCAACAATTGGGTTCATATACATCTGTACTGGGTACTACATTGTATACTAATACTGAATATAATATTAAAACTTATGCAATAGAAAGATTAATTGATTACATCTATAGAGCACTTTCAGATACTTTAGTAAGTCCATCTCCATCTGCTTCATTTGCTAAATTCTATGATTCTAATGTATCTGCAAATTATAATGCAAATACTGCTATGACATTGGTTAGAAGTAGTTTAGATATAATTCAGAATCAGTTGACAAATGATGAGTATTATACTTCTATCACAGAAAATAATGCCATACCTGCTATTGCACAGAGCACTCCCACATCAAATTATTCTACTGGGTATTCTTCTTCAGGAACAGGTTCTTCAGTAACTTCCACACTAACGAAAGTTTATGGGGAACGAAATATTCCTGTTGGTATTACTGCCGAATTGCTTCAATCTGATTACTTATATTCTGTAAATACTGATGCATCTGCAGAACTTCAGAAAATAACCCTCAACGAAGCAAAAGTAGTTAAAGTGTACAAGAGATTCCGTATTGATGGAAGCATCACTGACGGTCCATTTACAATGAATGAAAACGTATCTAAACAGGGAGATAATTCAGTAACAGGTACAGTTTATGGATTCTATGAAGATGCAAATTATAAATATCTCGATGTTGCTGTAACAGGTGGAACCTGGGCGATTACCGATATTATTGTTGGTGCAACCAATTCCACAAGTGCTCAAATTAGCGCGATTGAAAATAGACTGCATGTAATTGATTTGAAAGGCACCTTTACTGAAAATATTTCGTTTAAAGGTTATACGAGCACAGAGACTGCTGAACCCGTTTCGTTCACACAAAATACTGCTGCAGTTCTTGATAATACTGGAGGTACTCTCACTATAGATACCGCAACAATTAGTGGGATGTTTGAGGGAACTTCAGTTCTTTATCCCGATTCTTCTAGAGAATATTTGGATGTTGAAAAATATGCTGGTTTGGATTTAAGTGTTGGTAATGATATTGCATCCACTGGACATATTAGATTAACTGTTACTGTAGACTCCACTGTAGATTCTTTTACGGTTGGCAATAACATTTATAAAGTTGTAAATGGTGGTCAAGATACTAATACTTATGGTATTATTACAGAACTTGATCTCAATAATAACTATATCTATTATGTCCCTGTTCAAGGAACTATTAATAACAATGATCAAATTGGTGATTATAGTCCCACGAACACAGTTCAAGTTGGATTAGCAACTGTTAATGCTACTAGTACAATTAGTGGTGCTGCTTCCGCTCGTATTCAAGACATTGAAGACTTTGGATTGAATAAGAGGTTATATCTTACAAATGTAAATGGTTCATTTACAGGAAGAGATGGACTCAGGGGTCCAAATGGTTATAGATCTGCTGTCATTACTAGAAAAGAACTGAAGGCAAGAACAAAGAGATACTTTAAAGGATTTGATGGTACTCAAACTACATTTGATCTTACCATTAATAATGGCACACAGTATCTTCCTGATCCCGCAGGACATATGATGATTTTTGTCAATGGTATCCTTCAACCACCTGGTGCATCTGTTGCTTACACAGCATTCTCTGATAAAATTCAATTTAATGAGGCACCAGATCTTGGAGCATCTTTCACTGGATTCTATCTTGGTAAGTTAAGGCAACTTGATGATATTTCGTTTGAGTTTGATTCGTTACGCCAATCCTTCAACCTTAAGCGTGATGAAGTATTCTATTCACTTACTCTTACTGATGGTATTCAATCTAGTAGTATTCGTCCCGAAAATAATATCATTGTTTCCATCAACGGTGTGCTTCAAGAACCTGGAGTTGGTTTTGAAATTGTTGGTTCTAGAATTATCTTCTCGGAAGTTCCTAGATTTGGATCTACATTTGTGGCATTCTCTTATGTTGGTTCTGAAGCAGACGTTGACGCGGATACGGTTGTACCACCAGTTGAAGCAGGAGACTTTATTGATATCGAAGGTGAAATAAGTGATCGTGAAGTGGCAGTTATTGAATCTTCAAATTCTTTAATTACATTTGACTATCTTGGATCTGTTTTTGGGCAAAATGCAAATGCATCTGCTAACCTTACAACAGGGTTTATCGAAAGAGTTAGTATAACATCTGGTGGATCTGGATATACTTCTAGACCTACTGTTAGACTTGATTCTATCTCTGGTTTCGATGGTCGTGTTAAAGCACTTATAGGTGTTGCTGGTGTTACAGTAACTAATTCTGGTTCTGGATATCAGAATCCTGATATTAATGTGGAAACAACGGTTCCTGATGATTGGACTGCTCCTGATTTAAGTCTATACGGTGAAGAAGTAATAGATCCAGAGATCCTATAAATAACTAAAAATCATAGCGAGTAATGGCTAAACAATCCCTAAACATTGGTACTACAGCTAATGATAATACAGGTGATACACTAAGAAGTGGTGGTGATAAGATTAATGATAATTTTGATGAATTATATACCGCTTTAGGTAATAACACTTCTTTAAATATATCTCTTGCAAATCCCGCTACGGGGCAGGTATTAAAATATAATGGTAGTAGTTTTGTTGCTGCTAATTTTAATGCATTAACCTCTGCATTGGATGTTGCGGGAAATAATATCATTTCTTCTTCAAATGGTAATATTAATTTCGTTCCAAATGGCACAGGAGATGTAAGAATTATTGCTGGAAGTCAAACCGCTACTTTTGACGGTGCTACTGGAAATGTGGACATTGGTTCTACAATTTCTTATAAGAATGAGTATGCTAATATTGGTGGTGCTCCTGCTGCTGCAACTTATCCTGGATATTTCTATACAGTAGATGGTGATGATAATCCATATGTAAATATTAATATTACTGCTGGTGGTGTTGGTGATACTAGAGCAAAACTTCTCACAGAATATTCAAGTATCGACGATCTTTCTGATGTTGATATCACTACTGCTGCGCCTCAAAGTAATCAAGTATTGAAGTGGAATGGAACTAAATTTGTTCCTGCTGATGATGCTGCTGGAGCAGGACAGCAGAATATCTTTGCTTCAGTTGCTGGAGATACTGGAACTACAACGGCAAATTCCGTCACTGATACTCTGACGATTGCTGGAGGTACTAATATTGCCACTGCAGTTAGTGGTGATACTCTTACGATTAATTTTGATGGTACATTAACTACCACATTTTCTGCGTTAACTGATACTAATACAACTGGTATTGCTCAAGGTGATTCATTGTATTGGAATGGTACTAGTTGGGTTGTGACTCGTAGTCCAATGACTTGGTGGGATCTTGGCGCTAATGCTTCTAGTCATTTTACATTTAATGGTCCTGGTTTTTCTGCTCCTACTGATGATCCAACTCTTTATGTTATGCGCGGAATGACATATGCATTTGATAACACCGCAAATGGCACTAATCACCCTTTTAGAATTCAAAGTACAGCGGGTCTTTCGGGAACTGCATATACTGCGGGGCAATCTGGTAGTGGAACTTCTGTGTTATATTTCACAGTTCCGATGGATGCTCCCAATACTCTTTATTATCAATGCACCATTCACTCGTTGATGAATGGAACTATTAACGTATTAAACTGATATAAATGACTAGAACTGTTCCTGGATCAGGTGCCGTCATCAAACCAATCTTTGATGAAACTTTTGGTGTCCGTGCTATACAAGTAGTAGATGGTGGTGTGGGATATGATCCCGCAGATCCGCCTAGATTGACTGTAACTGGTTGTGGGACACCAGATCAAGATGCTCTATTATATCCAATAATTGATTCTGAGTCTGGAAAAATTATTCATGTTCGTGTTCTTGAGAGAGGGAGTGGATACGATCCATTACGTTTGAAATTTTTTCCAGAACAAGAAACTCCAACAGTTATAGATTCTTTCAATTTAAACAGAATTTGGCAAACTCATCCAAATTCTCCTACATCAGGTGTTTTCTCGGGGGATACTGATAGGGTTAGAATTCAATCAGATAATCATCCTAAACCAGTTTGGACGCAAACAGAGGCAGCGCCTGGGGGTGGACCTCTTGTAGACAGAAGTTTTGATCAAACATTCATTTATAGAGGAGGTAAAGATGTACCACATCCCACCACAAGAGTAGAACAAAATAATAAAGTAATTGGTGTTCTCTCTAATGGCGGTCTTTTACATACACCAGAGTGGGGTACTACAGGAAATGCACCCACCAATTTTGCGATAGATTCCGTAAAATATGATTATGTAAAAAATAATACTTCTTATGACACTATTATTGATAGTAATATTCAATATTATCAATCAAGTAAATCTATTCAAGAATTTGCACTTACGAATAGTGTATTTGAATGGGGTAAATTTAAACAGTTTACTTGGAATGTGAAAGTTGAAGCAAATGTTGTTATTGATGTTACTAATGTTGATGAAACTCTTGGTTCAATTACTGTGGGAAGAACCATCGATGAAATTGGTGGAAATGCCACAGCAGAAATTTCTAAAGTCGTAAGAAATGGTAGTAATGTTGTAACCAGAATTTATTTGAGAGAAGTATCTGGATCTTCTTTTTCTGATAATGATAGGTGTTTAGGGTCTACTGGATTTACGTTCACGATTTCAGAACCACCAGTATCATTCAATGGATATTATATTGACTTCGGCACCGATGCTGCAAAATTTGGTAATTTTACACCAGGAACATTTTATTTTGCTCCAGAAAATATTACAGTAAAAAGAAATTATCTGATTAAATTTAATCAGTCTGATTCTACTAACAACAATCATCCAATTAGATTTAGTACAACCGCTGACGGTACTCATAACGAAAGTCCTGGCACTCTTTACTACACAAGCACTGGATCGTCATCAGCACCAGCAGCAGATTACGAAAGTGAATATATGCCCATATTCATGATGAATGCTGATGAAAGTAATAGGATCTATTACTATTGTCTGAATCATCCAAATATGGCTGGTCAGGATGGTGACGAAGGGTATATGATTATCAGTACCGATACTAGTGCTGAGACTTTAACTAATAACTACTACATTGAAAATTATTTTGGATCTGGAGCAACCCTAGATTACAGTCGTCATACTGATGGGCACTCCAAAATTATTGGTATGTCCTATGACGGATATCCAATTTACGGTCCTTATGGATATAACTCTAGTGGAAATGTTGCTAGAGAAGTTTCCTCGCATCGTTTAAGAAGCACAGCAGAACTTCCTGGCGCAAGACCTGTTGTAAATACTCCAACCACAACGACTTATACAGTAACTGTTTCTAGTGGTGAATTTCTATTTGATGGATCTAGACCCAATTTCTTATCTTTGGGTAGAGGTAAAACTTTCATTTTTAATCAAGATCATTCATCTAATGATGGCGAATATTTACTTTTTTCGGAAACAGATGGTGGATGGCATCCTGCCAATAGTATCGGAACAACCTCATATTTGTATGACTTAGGAGTTACGTATACATTAGATGGTTCTACAGTAACTTATGCTGCATATATTGCTGGATTTAACGCAGCATCACAAAGAAGAATTCAAATCGTTGTACCAGTAACAGCACCTAATACCTTATATGTTTTTGGATATCAAACTAGTGGTCTTGGTTTGAGAACAGTTCAGAGTGGATATATTCTCGGAGATTTGGTTCAGGATTACATTTACGATTCTAGTGTTGGAACACTTGATGAATTTAATGGTAAGTTTGGAGTAACACCAGAGTATCCAAATGGAACTTATGCATATTTTATGACAGAAGATGGTAGCGGTAATCCCGTCTATCCTTATGCTATCGGGCGTAAGTTCTATGGCACACCTATTTTTGAGGGTGATAGTGTTCCTGAAGTTATTTCTGACTTCCCTGATGGTGCTGCTGGAGAAGTTGTACTTGATGACAATGGAGCAGTTTCCTATATCAGGATGACAAAAAATGGTGATAATTACTATGGACCAACTACTGCTAGAATTCTTGGTGGAGAAGGTTCGGGTGCCGCAGGAACATCTACAGTTCAAACTGTTACTGGTCTAACACTTGAAAATTCTGGTAGAAATTATGCTAGTGCTCCTACAGTTATCTTTGAAGGTGGTGGTGGTCAAGATGCTCAAGGTTCGGCAAAAGTAGATGCAACGGGTAAAGTTACATCTATTACCATTGATAATGGAGGAGAATTTTATCAAGAAGCGCCATTTGTTTTACTTACTGGTGGAGGTGGTATTGGTGCAAAAGCCGTCGCTGTGATTGATCAGGGTTCAATCACAGGCATTACAGTGACTGAACAGGGTGAAGGTTATACCTCTCCACCAAATGTTGTATTTACTAGATTGGTTAATCTGAAGAGAAAGACTAGAGCAAGACAGGCAAATAATGCAAAGAACATTTATTTAACAGGTCTTACAAAGAGTGCAACTAGTTCTGATACAGAAATTTTTGTAAAAAATACAGAATCCTTCCCTGGTTCTGGTGAGTTTATTTTGGGATATGAAACAATTTCATATACATCGAAAACCAGTGAAAAGTTTGCTGGTCTAACCCGAGGAGTAAACTTTAATTATGATCAAAGAGTTATTCTTGATGATGGTCAAAATGACTCCGATGGTATTTCAACTTATAAATTCAATGTTGGTGATAGAATTATTCGTAGAGTTGAAAGTGCTAATAATAAAATTGCTAAAGTTTATGATTGGAATCCAACCACAAGAGAATTGTTACTGACATTTGAAATTGATGAGTTGGCATTCATTGACGGTGGTATTCCTTCTACAGAAGATGCTACAGTTCAATTTGATGCGGGGGTTGCAAATAGTAGTGGTGCGACAGATGATCCGCATGTTGTTATAGTTGAGTCTGGATCAGTAATTACAACATTGACTGTGCCTATTGCAACTCTTCAAGATAGAGCATTCCAAGATATCGCTGAAAATGCTGGCGCAGGTGACGGTATAGCAGATCTAGTAAATACTGGAACAGATTATAATAATCAAATCAATCTTGATGGTGGTATTTACAACTCTCTTTATGGTATTGAAGCGACTCAGGGTGGAACTAACACAACATTATTAGCGGTTGGTGATAGTGTTAAAGATGCTAGTGTTCCGTTTAAATATGCAAATATTGCAACTGCAGGCGGTCTTAGTGAAGGTAAAGAACATGTTGCTATTGTTAATATCACATTAGATGCTAATGATGGTAATGGACAAAACTTCAGTGTTAATGAAGTTGTTACTGGTGACGTATCTGGTATCAGAGGAACAGTTGTTTCTTGGAATGCTTCAACTAAAGTACTTCAATTAAAAGATATTATCCCATTTAATACAGGAAATGTTAATGTTGGTGAATCTGGTTATCTTTATCAGTTCTCTGAAAGAAGTACTGTTGTGGATGTTTATATTCAAAATGCAGGAACAAATTATTCTGCAGCACCTACACTAGCATTTGAAAATACTGGTGATATTCGAGCATTAGGAACTGTAGTGATGACTACAGCGGGTGATCAGGTTCAATCTATCAACATTACTAATGGAGGTTATGGTTATACTCAAACCGTTGATGGTACTTATAATCTTCATCCTACATTAACATTCACGAATGATTCATCTGATACTACTGGATCTGGTGTTGTTGGATACGCTATTTTAGGTGGAGAGAAAGTTTCTGGTAATGGTGGAGCACAATACAGAATCAAGAGCATTGAATACCTATCAACGGTTCGTTCGTAACCTTCATAAATAAACAAGAGGACAATAGTACCTAGGAAATGGCAGCCCTATTAACTGATCAATTTAGAATTTTTTCTGCGAGAAAATTCATTAAAGCACTTGAGGGTCCTGACGCAACTCAAAGTGATTCTGCGGCGGGAACTAATAGAGATAGAGTTTACGTCTTTATCGGAAGACCTCAACCTTGGGATAATGAAAATTCACCTCCTCAAGCGGTGGATTCTTTTTCTGAGTTTTCTAATTCTTTCGATGATATGATTTCTTTGAAGAGGGTTCTTGCTGCGGACACTATTCAAGTTGTTCGTCGTATTGATTGGACTGCTCCAGAAGATACTACGGGTGGTCTTGGTTTTACATATGACATGTATCGTCATGACTATTCCCCTAGTAAAACTGCTGCCTCTGGTGCTACTAAATTATATGATGCGGATTTTTATGTTGTAAATTCACAATATCAAGTATATAAGTGTATTTTCAACGGTACTTCTCCTTCTGATCCTAATGGTAAACCTTCTACAGTTGAGCCTACTGGTACTTCCACTAGCATCATTACTACTGGTGATGGATATCGCTGGAAGTACATGTACACCATTCCTGTTGCCTCAGTTCTCAAGTTTTTCTCCAATGATTATATGCCAGTCTTTACAAATGACTCGGTAAAAACTAATGCGGTTGGTGGAGAAATTGATACTGTCGTAATCAATGCTGCTGGTTCTGGATATAATAATGGCACTTATGATAATGTCGCTATCAATGGGGATGGCACTGGTGGTCGTGTTTCTATTGTTGTTGATGGTGGTAAGATTACAAGTGCTACTGTAACTTCTGGCGGCACTGGTTACACATTTGGTCAAATTAGTATTGGATCTATCACTGGAATTGGAACAGGAACTAGTGGAGAAGTAGATGTCATTATTCCACCCCCAAATGGTCATGGTTATGATTCTGGTATTGAGATTGGTGGTTTCCGAGTAATGATTAACGCAAAACTCTCGTATGATGAGGGTGCTGGTGATTTTCCTATTGATAATGATTATCGTCGTATTGGATTGATGACAAATCCTTTAAAATTTGGAACTTCAGAACTTCTTGCAGATCTTACAGTTTCTGCAACAAAAGCAGTCATCTTTTCACCTACATTCCAAGGTAATTATGTTCCTGATGAAATTATTACTCAACAAAGAACTGTTGGTGGTACAAATGTTACTGCTCGTGCAAGAGTTATTTCTTGGAATGCTACTACTAAAGTTTTGAAGTATTATCAAAACTCTGTTGATGGTATTTTCCCTGAAGTTACAGGCACTCAGAATGAGTTTGATGGTTCTAATGTTATTAGTGGAGCAACTTCTGGAGCATCTGGACAACCAGACACCAATTTTCCAGCAGTTCCAAACTCTTCTTCAAGAACTATTAATAATACCGAATATGATCTTGGTATGAGATTTACTAGTGGTTATGCAAAACCAGAAATTGAACCAAACAGCGGTCAAGTTGTTTATATAGATAATAGAAGAGCAATCAGTCGTGCAAACGACCAGGTAGAAGACATCAAAATCGTAATCGAGTTCTAATGGCACAAAACACTAATTTAAACGTCACACCTTATTACGACGACTTCGATAAGGACAAGAATTTTTATCGAGTGCTGTTTCGTCCTGGATTTCCAATTCAGGCGAGAGAACTCAGCACTATGCAGAGTATTCTGCAAAACCAAGTAGAGTCTGTCGGCACACATCTGTTTAAAGATGGTGCAATGGTCATCCCAGGTCAAGTAGGTTATGACTTGGATGTACAGGCAGTATTAGTTCAAGAATCTTTCTTAGGTAGTGATGTTGAGACTTATAGAACTCAATTAACTGGAACTATTATTGAAGGTTTAACTACAGGAGTTAAAGCAAAGGTTCTATATAGCATTTCTGCTTCAGAATCGGAAAGAGGTTATATCACATTATATGTAAAATATATTGATTCTGGTGATACAACTTCTGCTACTGGTCTTAAAACTTTCCAAATTAATGAGCAGTTAATCACCGATAAAGAAATTACATTTGGTTCTACTCTGATTGAGATTGGAACTCCTTTTGCCCAACTTCTTCCTGTTAACGCTACTGCTGTAGGTTCTACTGCATATATTAGTGATGGTGTTTATTATATTAGAGGTCATTTTGTAAATGTTCCTTCTTCCTATTTAATTTTAGATCAATACACTAGCACTCCTTCTTATAGAGTTGGACTTGAAGTTTTAGAATCTATTATTACACCTGAAGATGACGAATCTCTAAATGATAATGCTGCAGGAACATCTAACTATTCTGCGCCTGGTGCTCATAGATTTAAAATTCAAACTCAGTTTGTTAAAAGATTAATTACGGATGAAGCTGATAAAGACTTTATTGAATTACTGAGAATTAATAATAGTAGAATTGAAAATTTTGTTGAGAGAACTGAATATAGTGAACTTGAAAAGTCTCTTGCTCGTAGAACATTTGAAGAGTCTGGAGATTATGTAATTGATACATTTGATATTAAACTTAGAGAGCATCTCAACGATGGTTTTAATAATGGTGTATACGTTAAAAATGAAACTTCCGCAGATGGAAACACTGCTTCAGATGATAAGTTAGCGATTGAAATTTCTCCTGGTAAAGCATATATTAGAGGATATAGAACTGAATTTATTTCCCCACAGTATGTTGATGTTGATAAACCAAGAGATACTGAAACTCGTGAAAATGGAATCATTAACTTTAATCTTGGTAATTTTGTAAAAGTTTACGATATTCATGGTTGGCCAGAAGTGTCTGGCGATGGTGTTACCGATGCATATCAGATCTTAAATCTTTATGATGATTGGTCTGCAAATGCAACGAGTGCAGTTAAATCTGGTGCCAATCGTATTGGAAGATGTAGAGTTGTTCAACTCCAGAGATCTAGTACTGCCTTAGCTGCAACATCACCCTTTGGAACTACTCCATCAGTAACTGGTGGTGTGTATAATCTGCATTTTATGGATGTGCAGATGTTTACAGCATTGAATATTACAAATCCTGTAACATATACTGTAGGAACCAAAATTGTTGGTGCTACATCGGGTGCTTCTGGTTATATTGCTGATACTGGAAATAACACTCATTACATTTACCTTGAGCATGTAGATGGAGTGTTCTCTAATGGTGAAAAACTTCAAATTAATGGTAGAGATGCTGGCACATTAGACGCAGCGCATACTTATCAACTTTCTGATGTTAGATCTTCTTTTGGTCTTGATGGTTCTCAGAATATTAGATTTGGTGCAAACTGGATCTTAAATGATTCTCGTCCCATCGAATCCTCTTCTGTAAAAACTGATGAAACTACTGGAGATGTTCTTACTGTAGATACTATTGGTGCAGCAGATTCTTCTAGATCTGCTGGTACATATAATATTTCTACTGCTGGTGTAACCACTGATGGATCGGGATCTGGCGCTACATTTACTATCGTAGTCGATGGATCTGGCGCAGCTACTATTACTGTAACTGCAGGTGGTAGTGGATATGTTATAGATGAAACTATTAGTGTTGCCGACGCTCAACTTGGTAGCGGTGGCGGTGCAGCATTGACATTTGATGTCGCTAGTGTCGGTCGTGAAGATCTCACTGGATTTAGAACTAGGTTTGAAAAAGATTTAAGACCTGGTGATGTAATTACGCCAACAATCTCAGATGTTGAGGGTAATAATACCATCCGTGTCAAAAGAGTTGATCCGACTAATATTGGAACAACTACATCTAATAAGAGAGCAGGCATTTTAGATGGAGATGTAATTTTTAATTACACTGATCAGATTGCTAGACTTGATAATAGTTTAAAAGTTGGAACTGTTACTGCTGGTGAATATGGTGAGTTTGTTAGATTACGTCCATTTATTTTCCAAAAAGACTATCAGAACGGTGAACTTTCTTTCGACCTTCCAGAAGATGCAATGAAATCTCTGGATGATGAATCATTCTTTGTCTTCAGAAACTTTGCGTCGAAAACTGTAACTTCTGGATCTATTACATTTACATTACCAGAAACTGAATCGTTTGCTGCATTATCTAACGATAATTATATTCTTACTATTATTGATAATGGATCTTCTACAGTATATTCTGATGGACAGAATGTTGATGTTGATGCTGAAGTAGATGCAGGAAATTTAACAACATCTTTTGGTTCGGACAATCAATCTTTCTCTATTAGTGGTCTTACTAATGTTGCAACAGTAACTCTTACTGCACTTGTTTCTAAAAATACTGTTGCTAAAAAGATTAAAACTGCTTCAAAGATGAAGGCACTTAAAGTCTTTAAAACTACTGAAGATGTAGAAGAACAACCAACAGGTCTCACTTATAGTGCTTTGTATGGAACTAGAGTTGAAGATTTAGATATCTCTTTTGGTGTTAATGACGTTTATAATGTTCATGCAATCTATGAATCTTTTGATGATAATGACGCATCTTCTCCATATGTAATTCTTACCGAATCAGTATTTTTTGCTGCAAGCACACTTATTGTAGGTAAAACTTCTGGTGCTAGAGGTAGAGTTATCACTTTCTCTAACTCAGATCTAAAACTTTATTATGTTGCTCTAAATGAAATTCCATTTATTACTGGAGAAACTATTGATGGTGAAAACAGTAGTGGTGAGGCAATTACTGGTATCATTGATGATGGAGAAAATTCTATCTTCGCTGGTAGTAAAGTAATTACAGATCAATTTGAATTAGAAGCAGGACAGAGAACTAATTTTTATGATGTTTCTAAACTTGTTCGTCTTCCTTCTACAGTAGCACCTACAAGAAGACTGCTTGTAATTTTTGATTTCTTCACTCACGAAGCATCTGGTGATTATTTTTCTGCAGAATCTTATAGTGGAATTAGTTATAAAAATATTCCTAATTATAAGTTGGATGGTTCTATTAAGTTTATTAGAGATCAAATTGATTTCCGTCCAGCTGTCAAAGAACTGAGAAATGGTTCTGGAACAGTTAGTGCTCCCTACTTTGTTAACTGTACTACATTTGATTTTGTTTCCAGAGTGTTTGATACAACTGGTGGAGCGGGTGGTGCAACTATTTTTGATATCATGCAAGTAGATTCATCGTTTAGAGCAGATTACTCATGGTATCTCCCAAGACTCGACAAACTGTATCTCTCTCATGATAGTAAATTAATTGTAAGTAAGGGTGTATCTGGTTATTATCTCATTCCCCCTCCAAAGATTGATAATGCCATGCTTCTGGCAACAATTGAGTATAAACCATATGTATTTGATCCAGAGAGAGATGTCCTGATTGACACTGAAGTTATTCGTCGTTATACGATGAAGGACATTGGTGATCTTGAGCAAAGACTTACTCATGTTGAATATTATACGTCTTTATCTTTATTAGAATCTCAAGCAGAAAATACTAAGACCTATGATGAAAATGGATTTGATCGTCTTAAGAACGGTTATGTAGTTGACGACTTTACTGATCATACAACTGGTGATGTCTTTAGTCCTGATTATAAGTGCTCTCTTGACTTTAGAGAAGGGCAGTTACGTCCTCAGCACTATACAACTAATGTCGCTCTGCAATATAATGCAGCAGACTCTACAAATATTGTTAAGACTGATGGTAATGTATTAATGCTTCCTTACGAACAGGTTGCAATTATTACACAACCATATGCCTCCAGAGCAGAAAATGTCAACCCATTTAATGTGTTTACATTTATTGGTCGTATTGATTTGACACCAGCATCAGATGACTGGATTGATATTGAGCGTCTTCCTGCTCGTGTTGAGAATATTGAAGGTGACTTTTCTTCAGTCTCTAGAGATTTGCAAGTCGATCAAAATGGTTTTGCTCCTATTCAGTGGGGTTCATGGCAGACCAATTGGACTGGTGAAACATTAACCTCTTCTTCTTCTACAAGATCGAGATCTGGTACTTTTGGTGTTGGTCGTCAGTTAGGTCGTCTGGGTCATGGTCAGCGTCGTCAAGGTCTATTCTATCTTCACGAACGCCGTACCTTTAGAGTTGTCAATAATCAATCCCGTCAAGGTGTTCGTAGCAGAGTTGTTCCTAAGATTGAACGTAGGTCTTTAGGTGATACAGTTCTTTCTAGAAGCGCCATTCCTTGGATTCGTTCGAGAAATATTGGTTTTAATGTTGATAGAATGAAACCTCGTACTAGATTCTATACATTCTTTGATGGTATTAATGTAACCAATTATATTACGCCTAAGGTTATTGAATTAATTAAAAATTCTACAACCGACTCTCGAACAAATGAAACTCCCTTTGTTGTCGGAGAAACAGTTATTGGTCAAACTTCTGGATGTCAGTTAAAGGTTGTTGCACCTGATGATGGTTACAAAACCAATCCATATGGTAAAGGAACTGAAGCACTTCCCACTTCATATTCTTCTCAAACTGCATATTTAAATCATGATATCACTGCAATTTCTGAAACAGTATCCCCCGATTTCTTCGGAAATATGCAGGTTGGTGAAATTTTAATCGGTCAAACTTCTGGTGCTAGAGCAATCGTTCAGGATCGTCGTCTTCTGACCGACAATGTAGGTAATATTCAAGGCACATTCTTTGTTCCTTCTCCTAAGAATGATGCAAATCCTCGTTGGGCAACTGGATCTAGAAACTTTAGATTTACATCAAATGAAAATAATAGTAAAGTTGCTGGTGCGGTAGATTCTTCTGCTGATACAACTTATTCTGCAACGGGCACTTTACAAACAGTTCAAGAAAACATTCTTGCTGTTCGTAATGCTGAAATTGTTAGAGATACTGTATCTGAAGATAGAGTTGTTCAAACCACTAGAACTGAGACTCGTCAGATTGGTTGGTACGATCCCCTTGCACAATCATTTATTGTAGAGGAAGAAGGTGGTGTATTCATTAGTTCTGTTGATGTATTCTTTAGAACTAAAGATGATAATATTCCCATCTCTATGCAAATTAGAACAATGGAGAATGGTTATCCCACGAAGTCTATTCTTCCATTCTCTGACGTTACAATTACACCAGATCAAGTAGAAATTTCTGAAACTGCTGCTGTAGCAACTAAATTTACATTTAAAGCACCAGTATATATTAAATCATCTGTAGAATACTGCTTTGTTCTGTTATCAGACTCTAATGAGTATGAAGTTTGGATTTCTAGAATGGGTGATATTGATGTTACTGGCACAAGAACAATTTCCGAACAACCATATGCTGGTGTTCTATTCAAATCACAGAATGCATCTACATGGACTGCAGATCAATATGAAGATCTTAAGTTTACTGCATATCGTGCAAACTTTACCCAAACTACTGGAACGGTTGCTCTCAATAATGCACCTCAAGGAAAAGGTAATAATGGTATTCATAGATTAATTGATAATCCAATTCAGACTATCAAACCAAAACTTGTACTTAGTGCTGGTCCAAACTCTACTCAATATACTTTTAGTATTGGTGCTCGTTTATTGCAAGAAACTTCTGGTGCTGAAGCAACGGTAGTTTCTTCTACAACATCTAATAGTGCTGCAGATACTATTACAGTTAATGATGTTTCTGGTAATTGGTTACAGGGAACAGCTTCAACCTATAGACTAAGATCTTCTGATGCACTAGCAACTATGGTTGTTGGTAACGTATCTGGAACATTGGAAGTTGGTGATGTTGTTACTGGTGCATCTTCTGGATCGGTCGGTATCGTTAAAACTTGGAATGGGTCTAATGCATTAGTACTTCATTATATTACTGGTGCATTTACAAATGCTGAAACTCTGAATGAATCAGGTGGTTGGACTGCAACTGTAACATCTTCTACTGAAAGTGGTGATTCTTTCGGTGCATATCTACCCAGTGCTCCGACTTTTGCAAATGATGAGAAAGAAATTCTTATCTATCATAGAAATCATGGTATGCATCACAGAGCAAATAATGTATCAATTGAGGGAGTTCAATCTGAAGTTTCCCCAACAAGTCTTACTGGTGCATTAGCAGCTGCAGCAACATCTATTACAGTAGATAGTGCAGTTGCTTTCCATACAGTTGTTAATGGTGCGGCAATTAGTAATGCTAATCCTGGTTATCTAAAAATTGAAGATGAAATTATTAAATATAGTGCAATTTCTAGTGACGGAAAAACTATTACTGTTGCAACTTCTGGTAGAGGTGCGAATAATACCAATGATGTAACACATGCATCTGGTGCTGTTGTAGAGTGTTATAATCTTGATGGCATTCCACTCATTGATATTAATAAAACACATACAGGTCTTGAGTGTCCTTGGATTGATACATACATGCTTCAAATGACTGGTGTTGCTAATAATGGAATTCGTGCGGGTGGTAATAGAGTTTTTGCTTCTCAGAATGTTCAATTTGAAACTCTTACACCAACAGTTTCTGTTATGAATATGCCAGAAACAGATATTACTGCTAGAGTTAATACAACTACTGCAACTTCTGTTGGTGATGGTGGTGGAGAAGGCGGTTCTTCTCCTAGAGATCAATCGTCGTTTGTCAATGATGGCTCTTACGTGCCTATTACTCTGAATGATCTTAATTTCTTCCCCAATCCTAAGATGATCGCATCTTCTGTAAATGAAAATGCAAAACTTGATGGAGAAAAATCTTTAACAATGTTAATTGATCTTTCTACAACTAAATCTTCACTCTCACCAGTTGTTGATCTTGATAGGTGTTCTTTGATTACAACATCCAATAGAATTAATGAGTGGCCTGGTGGTTCTTCTCCTTATGGACAGCAAGGGCAGATTGATCGCTCTCAGGATGTTTCTACACTTCCAGTTGGTGATCAAAATGATTGTGTATATATTACACGACTTGCTCGTCTTATTAGAGAATCTAGATCTTTAAGAATTGATTTCCAAATGTCTCGTCCTCCTGAGGCAGATGTTAGAATTTACTACAGAGCATTTAGCACTGGAACTAATGATGACATCAACTCTATCGGATGGACACAATTTGATAAAGCACTTCAGTATGATGATTCGCCTAATGAAGAAGTTCTCTGGAAAGATTATTACTATGAAGTGAGTGGTTTGAACTTTAACGCATTCCAAATCAAGATTGTTATGAGATCTTCAAGTCAAGCAAGAGTTCCACTAATTGCTGACCTTCGCGCTATCGCACTTGCAACCTAATGAATGAACTAGAAGGATTGATTCCAGTTGAGGGAAAGGAGGGTCTTTATAGAGATCCTTCTTCCAATGCTATCGTCAAGGGTAACATTGACGAATATGATAAATATATGGCATCTTATAATAAGAGGCAAAAAGAAGATGCAGAAAAGAAAGCTTTACAAAAAGAGGTTTCTGATCTAAAATCTGAAATGAGTGATATTAAGTCACTCTTACTAACGTTA